GACAAAACGTGTTGGTTTTATGGTGACTTTTCGGCTTTTTGGTGCGGAAAAATCGGTATTGAAGTTGGTGGGAGCCAACTTGAAGGACGGACAAAACGTGTTGGTTTTGTAGCGACTTTTCGGCTTGCTGGTGCGGGAAAACCAACATTGAAGTTGGTTGTTTCATCGTGGGAGTATGAATACCCCCAAATGCCCGGCGTGTGGGCGAACGATGACCAGGTATGGGCACTCAGCTTCAGGGGCGCAGTTTGCCGAGGAGTGCTAGCGGCTTGCGTTCCTCGCCGCGCACGCGGGCCCGCTGATTCGCACGTGGGCCTGACACCTTGCGCGTTAACCCGATGACATGCAGGTGGGCTCGCTGATTCGCACGTGGACCCGATGACATGCGCGTGGGCAGCGCCGCCCACGCGCATATCTAGAGGTTTACGTGCGTATCAAGGGGTTAACGCGCAGATTCAGTGGTTCGCGCGCGAGGTATACACCAGGCCGGGCGCCGTTGTGCCCAATATGTAGACTGCCTCAGTGGCAACACGCCGAAGGGAGGGTCCTCATGATGCAAAACCCCAGCATTACCCCTGGTGTCATGCTCTCTTACTGGCGCAAGGCCCCTCACTGGTGCAGGGTTGCCTGGCGGCGCACCGAAAAATGCCGGTGGGGCGTCGTCGGCGATGACGGGGGAGGTCACGGGCTGTAACCTCCGCGAGGGCGCTTGTGGCCGATGAGGTGTGACACGTGATCGGGAAGAGTCAACCCCTTCTGATCGGGTGGAATGCTCCCGATCAGGTGGAATCTTCGCGATGGAGTCGATCCTGTCTGAGGTGTAGCGGCGCGAGCTCGCTAGCCCAACGACACGGTTCGCGACGTTGTCAGGCGCCGAATCGCGACCAATGCGTTGTGTCCTATACCCCGTGTGTTGTGGGGTGGTGGCCTCTGAGTGCGAGCCTCGGGCTGGTGCGTCTTGTGGGTGACCTCTGCCGTTTTCGTATTTGCTGAACGACTGGTGAGTTTGTCGGCGTTGTGGGTTGGTTGTTCGCTCATCGGACGACACACCCGAGTAACAAATGTTGTCAGTCTATAAATCAGTACGCCAAAGTGGTGATGTTTGCTTTTGTCGCTCGTGTTAGTTGTTGTGCCTGTGGAACTAATCGCACTGATTCTTGACCAAATTGCAGGTGGTTGGCATAAAATGGTGCAGTATGAGGCGACGCCGTCGTACATCCCGTTGACAGGAGTTTTCTATGGTTGCCCTGAAGCGCCGTCACTTCGGTGTTCTTCTTGCAATTTTCGCATTGGTTGTGAGTTTCTTTGGCCTGGCCCAGTTTATTGGCGCTCAGGCTCCTGCGTCCGCGGCTTCACTGAGCTGCCCCGAGCCGACTACGAATGTGAGCAACAAGGTCACCTTGGATTGGGACAATGCTCAGCTTGTCGACCACACTGGCCGTGAGACCAAGGCTGTGGGTGACTGGTGGGACCTCGGTATCAAGCTGCCGTGGAAGACCGACGGTCGCGTGAAGGCCGGTGACTACTTCACCTACGACGCCTCGATCGTCAACACTGCGACGGGGGAGAGCGTTCTCCGTCCGAACGTTGCCCGTAAGTTCGAGGTCATCTCCAACAATGGCGTCGTCGTCGGCTGCGGCACCTGGGGTGCTGACGGTATGGTAACCGTCGTATTCAACGAGAAGGTCGAGTCCGCCGCGCAATGGTACGGCCATGTCTCCACCAACGGCCTGACCCACTACACCGGTCCCGGCGGTGAGAAGTACACGGTCAAGCTCGGCAAGAAGGTCGAGCGTGAGATCGACATGCTGCGCCGCACCCCGGGTGTCCCCCGCTACCAGAAGGACGGCTGGCTGACCCTCGGTGAGAACGAAGATGGTGACGAGAACAAGGCCATCATGTGGCGCGTTGTCTTCCCCGCTGGCGACAAGGCCGTGAACGGCGCGTCGATCGTCGACGAGGTCCCCGCGGGCTCTAACTGGAGCTTCAACTGCGACGTCGTTAATGAATACACGAAGAACCACACCTACCTGGTGACCGATCCGACGACCTACGAGGGCCTCCGCCAGGACAATGACACCTCGAAGGGTGCCTTCGGTGCTGCCGCGCAGGTCGAGTGCTCCTCCTCCAAGGTGACCGTCACGCTCGCCGAGATTCCTGCGAACCAGTCCGCCATCATCCTGCTCCCCGCCCACATCGACGGTGCGAAGCGCGCCGGTGACGTCGTGGGTGTCTTCTCCAACACCGTCTACTTCAACATTCTCGGTGGCAAGGTCGTCGAGCCCATTACGAAGACCCTCCACTACGGTGCGGCCGCCGACGCGTACGCCCATCAGACCTTCTCCGTGACCAAGAAGGTCGAGGGTGACCTGCCCGAATCCGCACAGGACCTCGAGTACCCGCTGACGATCACCTTGAAGAATGACGCCGATCCCTCGGTGAATAAGACCTTCGAGGTCTCCGTTAAGGCTGGCGAGACCTATACATACCCCACGTCTCTGCCGCTGGGTACCGTCGTGACGGTGTCGGAGGGGGACCTGCCCGCCGGTGTGGGCATCACCTGGAACGACGGCGAGAGCCGCGTCTTCGAGGCCGCCGACGGCGTGACCCTCTCGGCAGATAACCGCGAGGCTACCTTTACACTGAGCGATGATCAGGTCTACTCGCTGACCCTCACCAATGTTCTGGCTCCGACCCCGACTCCGTCGGCCACGCCTTCGACTCCCTCTCCGACCCCCTCGGCAACTCCTTCGCCCGCTCCGCAGCTGGCTAAGACTGGTACCGATGCGGCAGGCCTGGGTGTCCTGGCTGGAATCGTCGCGATCGCGGGCCTGTCTCTCGTGGCGGCCAAGCGTCGTAGTCACTGATGACGAAACCCCTGAGGTGCATGAGTGCCTGAGGGTGCACAGTGGGTGGGATGAGCAGTGCTCATCCCACCCACTTCTTTACGTGTGCTTTCTTGTAGCGGATGATTCGTGTGGTGGGCAGGGCGAGCGGCGTGCGGACAAAAATCCTGTCAAAAGATGAGTGGGTGAACAACCTGCTGTCGATACCGTGCAGGGGAGTGGTCGACTATGTCGTCGTAGCTCATCGTGTGCGGTTGCTCGTGATGCTTATTGTGGCTTGTCGGAGCCGTTTGGTGTTGATGCCCAGCGGTGGGGCACGCGTGAAACAAAAGCGGTTGGCTCATGGTCGCGTGAGGTGCAAATGGACAGTTTCGCACAGAAAGGTGATGGAGGGCATTATTCTGCAAAATCCGCATTTTTGCTGATCAAGTAGGTTTGACCTGCTGTGCAGGAAACTAAATTGGATTGATTGCAGATTAGTTCTGTCTTCTTTATATGTGCAGATTAAGGCGGTTTGGTAACGAAGTTTTATTTGAATAGTTTTCTGCTAATCCTCTGATGGTCGATCTTATCCCATAGCTACGCGATAACTATGGGCATGAGGTGACATCGCCTCATGCCCATTGACTGGAGTATTTTATGGTTGCGTTGAAGAACACTCGGCGTAGCGCACTTCCTGTAGCTTTCGCTCTGGTATTGAGCTTCGTTGATGCTTTGCAGCTGTTGACGACCCGCACGGCGTTGGCCACGGCGCTTGCGTGCCCGGCCTCTACGACCAACGTCAACGACAAGGTTGACCTGGACTGGGATAACCTGCAGCTGGTCAATCCCCAGGGTGCGGAAGCGACGACAATCGCGAACATGTGGGATACTGGCGTTAAGCTGCCGTGGAAGATCAACGGCGCCGTCAAGGCCGGTGACTTCTTCACTTACGACGCGACCGTCGCCGAGGTGAACAAGGGCCAGCCGATCCTGCGCCCCACCGGCGAAGCCCGCACCGTCAAGGAAGGCTGGATCGGCCTGAGCGACAGCGAGGATGGCGATGAGAACAAGTCCATCATGTAGCGAGTGATCCTGCCCGCTGGCGATTCCGCAGTGACCGGTGCGTCGATCGTCGACGAGGTTCCCGCCGGCTCTAACTGGGGCTACGACTGCGACACGGTGGTCGACTACGTTAAGAAGCACACCTTCGTCGTCGTCGATCCGACCACGCCCGAGGGTTAGCGCCTGAGCAAGGACACCTTGAATCATGCCTTCGGCGCTGGATCTACGGTCGAGTGCACGCCCCAGAAGCTGACCGTGACCTTCCCTGAGATCCCCGCGAACCAGTCGGCGATCGTCGAGATTCCGACTCGCGTTGAGGGGGCCAAGCGTGCCGCTTGCGTCGTCGGTAAGTTCTCCAACACCGTGAAGTTCAATGTGCCCGGCAAGAAGTTTTCGCCCGTCACGATGGCGATGTGTTTCAGTGCGTCCGCGGATGCCTTCGCGCGCCAGAGCTTCTCTGTGACGAAGAAGGTCGATGGCGAGCTCCCCGAACACGCGAAGGACCTCGAGTACACCCTGACCATCACGCTGAAGAACGATTCCGATCCGTCGGTCAACAAGACCTACCAGGCGACTGTCAAGGCGGGCAAGAGCGACAGCTACCCGGGTGCCCTCCCTCTGGGCACCGAGGTCACCGTCTCCGAGGGTGACCTGCCCTCCGCCGACGGCGTCACCTTGAACGAGGTCGAGAGTTGCGTGTTCGATACCGCTCAGGGCGTCACCCTCAAGGCTAACAACCGTGAGGCCACGTTCACGCTCAGCGAGGATCACCTCTTTGCTCTCAACCTGAACAACAAGCTGATGCCGACTCCTAAGCCGACTCCTAAGCCGAATGCGGAACACGCGGGTGGGAAGACATGGTCCCCACACCCTCACAACAAAAACCGCACTATTCTGCGGTAAACTGAGGGTGTGGGGGCCGCGTGACACGCTAGCGTGACACACACGCTAATCAATCGGAGTACAATCAAGACCAAGCAAACGCACCCAAGATCAAGCAAGGCGGCGCAACATGGCATCTGTCAAGGCGGTAACGCACCGTGACGGCACCGTCGTGTACCGGGTCCGATACCGCGCGGGAGGCCGAAACCCCGTCGTGGAAACCTTCTACGATGCCGCGAGCGCTCAACGCTTCGCCGACCTCGTCGACCGCATCGGCGGGGCAGCCGCCCGCGAGCTGCGCAGCCTCGATGACCTCGCGGCCGCGAACACCCCCACGGTCGCAGCGGCTCTCGAACACCACCTCGAAGCCCTAGCGGCGTCCGCAACGCCTGGCACAATCAACCGATACAGGCAGATCGTGCGCGACCGCATCGAACCCCACCTCGGCCCTATCCCCGTTGACATGCTCACCCGTCACACGGTCACGAAGTGGGTCGCAGACATTCGCCATACGCCCGTCACGCGCGGGGCCACCGCCGGCCGCCCCCCGTCAGCAAAGACCATCCGAAACGCCCAAGCCCTCCTGTCCGCCGCCCTGCAACGCCTTGTCGATGAGGACGTGATCCCCCGCAACGCCGCGAAGGCCGTCCCCCTCCCCAAAGACGCGACCACCCGCGAAATGCGCTTCCTAACACCCGACGAGTTCGCACGCCTCCACGCACAGATCCCCACCGATTACCAAGCCTTCGTTGACGCAATGTACGGGCTCGGCCTCCGCTTCGGCGAAGCAACCGCCCTCACGGTCGCCGACATCGACCTCGACGTCGCGCAACCCGTCGTGCGAGTGAATAAGGCCTGGAAGGTTGGCGAACACGGCTCCCGCTATCTAGGGGCCCCGAAAACCAAGCGCGGGCGGCGAACAGTCACCATCCCCGCGCCCCTGGTCCCTGAGCTGCGCGGCGCGCTCGCGGGTAAGGCATCGGATGAGCTGGTATTCACCGCGCGACGTGGCGGCCCGATCACGTCGGCCCCATTCCACAATCACATCTGGCGGCCAGCGTGTGATGCGGCTGAGTTGTCGCCGCGTCCGCGAGTGCATGATCTGCGTCATTCGCACGCGTCGGCGCTGATCGCTGCCGGCGTCCCCCTACCTGTGGTCCAGCGGCGCATGGGGCACGAGTCCATTCAAATGACGGTTGACGTTTACGGTCACCTCGCGCCCGATGCGTACGCAGGGGCTGCCGAGGCTATGAGCGCAGCGTTGGGCGGTGCCACCCCGCAACTTGGCATGTGATACACATCTCCCTAATTTGGCTTGCGTGATAGCTCGGGCGCGGGCTATAGTTGAGGCATCGGGAGGGAACAAGCCCCCCGAACCTCAAAGAAGGAGAACACAAATGTCCACCGTCACCTACATCACCGACAACGCCGACCGCTTCGCCCGCTACCTCATCATCGACGGCGATCGCGAGACCGCCGAGAGCTGGTTCGAGGACACGCTTCCCGGCGACGAGATCGAGGAACTGCGCGAAGCCCTCATCGAAGCCGCTGTCCGCATGAGCGGCGAGGACCGCGAGATGCTCGCCTGCAACGGCTTCAAGATCACCGAGACCCCGCTCGCCTACACCGAGGCCGACGACGCCCGCGTTTTCGGCGAGTACAACTTCGCTGACGGCTCCCGCGACGGCATCCTCAACGCGATCGCCGCCGAGTGCGAGTCGCAGGGCCTCACGGACGGCTACGCGAGCACCTGGGAAACGCTGACCGTCCTCGAGGAGATCGGCGGCGACGTCGCGAAGTTCCTCGACTGACCCCTAACCACCCGGCCCCCGCGCCCGACACAGGACGCGGGGGCCAACCCATAGGAGGACCAATTGACAGAACCGATCACACCCGCCGGGCTGCGTTGCCGACGCAAGGCCCTCGGGCTCACACGCGCCGAACTCGGCGACCTCATCGAGGCCCCTGAGAGCGCGATCCGCTCCTGGGAGATCGGGAAGGGTGCCCCCCGCGATCCCCTGAGCGTCCATATGATGCTGGGCAACCTCGAGGACGCGGCCCTCGACTGTGTCGACGAGCTGACGGCCCCTGCTGACGACGAGATCGAGGACGTGCGGGTCATTCCCACGGCGTTGATCTCGTACGTCGATCAAGCCACGTACGAACAGGGGTGCGCGTGGGCCGCCAGGCTCCCGCTATCCACGTACCAGGCGTGCGTTGGGAGGGCCTTCGCGTTCCTGGCCGACCAGGACATCCCCGTCGAAATCATCACCCGAACCAGCTGAGGAGTTCCAATGACACGCGAGTATCTGGGCGCCGCCGACTTCGCCACCCGCGCCGGCCTGGCCGTCGCCACAATCCGCTCGTATATGCGCAAGGGGCTAACGCCACCCGCCGACGTCGTAATCAGTACGCCGAACGGCCCACTGCGCGGCTGGTCGCCTGAGACAATCGATGCGTGGCTCGCGTCGCGGCCAGGCCAGGGCGCACGTACAGACCTACGCAAGTAGCGCACATCACATACCCCCCGCTTGCGCGATAGCTCGCGCGCAATGTATAGTTAAGGCATCGGGAGGGAACAAGCCCCCCGAACCTCAAAGAAGGAGCAAGACAATGACCGCCTACATGATCGACACCAACGCCGACACCGACCGTCTCATCCTCGACGGTGACCGCGAAGCCGCCGCCGCGTGGTTCGAGGCCAACCTCCCCGGCGACGAGGTCGCCGACTTCCGCGAGGCCCTCATCACCGCCGCTGTTCGTCTGACCGGCGAGGACCGCGAATTCCTCGCCTCCAACGGCTACAAGATCGAGGACTGACACGCTAAGGCCCCCGGCCCCTCCCAAGAAGGAAGGGCCGGGGGCCAATTCATGCGAGAAAGGGGCGCGCGCAATGAGGCAAGACGTCAACGGCACGATGAGCGAAGCCGAAGCCCGCGCGGGCGGCTATCTGCCCACATCTGAGGTGCCCGCCCTCATCGGCGTGAAGCGCAATCCACGAGAGCTCGGCAAGACCATGCGCCGCGAGGGGCTTCGACCCATGCGTGTCGGCCATGCCTACTGGTGGAGTGTCGCCGCCGTCGAGGCGTGGGCTGCACAGCGGCGCTGGATCCGCCCGCAAGGGGCACCAGCCGACCCGTGTGCAGCCCCCGGCTGCAAGCGTGATGCCGTCTCACATGGACTGTGTCTGCGCCACTACAAGGCCGCGCGCGGCAAACACGCTGGCGAGACTGCGCCGCGCGTCGGGCAGCCAGTCGGCGCGGGTGTGTACGGACGCGTCGACGAGGATGCCGAGGGGCGGCTCATCTGCCACGAGTGCGGGAAAGCCTTCCTAAGCCTCGCTGCGCACGTGTACCTGGCGCACGGCATGACCGCCGCCGAGTATCGCGAGTCGTACGAGCTGCCTCGCTCTACGAAGCTGGCCGCCGTCCGTGTGCGGGAGCGTATCAGTCGCAGCTCCTCCAAGCCCGAGGCGCTCGCTCGGCTTGCTAGGGTGCGTGACCCCAAGGCCGCCGCCGCCGCGCGCACCGACGACACCTTCCGCGCCCTCAGTCGCACACAGCGGGCGCGCAATGTCGACGGATAAGCGAAGCGCCCCCACCGGCCCAGATGTGGGTCGGTGGGGGCTTCATTGTACGGTGGCTTACGGGTGGACGGTGGTCGGCCAGGAGGCCATGAGGCCGTTCGCACCCTTCCCTAGCGCGGTCTGCGCCTGCGACGCGTTCGTGATGATGTGCGCGATGGTGGGCTTGCCGGTCGCCGTGATCTGTTGCCAGGCGGCGGCGGGCGCGTTCCACTCCATGCCCAGAACGTCCCAGCGGGACGGGTCGGCGGCGGCGAGCTCGTTCGGGTAGAGCATACACATGCTCCTATATCCGCGCGCCTTGGCGCGGTCCACGGACCCCGCGTTGACAAAGTGTTTCCACAGGACCCGCCGTTCAGGGTGGCCATTGAACGCATCGTCGAGGAGCGTGTACAGGTCAAGCTCAGATTGCAGGTCAGAGCTATTCGCGTCCTGCTTCGATGAGGTCGCCTTGTGGTCGACGGCGAGGATGACGTCGTCGGGGAGCTGCTCGAGTAGGTCGGTGAACCGCATAAGCGGGCCAGCCCCCTGTCGCAGGGTTTTCAGCGTGTCCCACGGCGTCGACCAGATCGGGAGCTTAGTGCCGGGCACGGTGCGCTCGGTGGTCCAGTCGTGAATCATCACGTACTCGCCCGACGCACACCTGCGTAGGGAGATTTCGAGCGCCTTGAATCCTGCGCGCAGGGACGCGTCGAGGCCCGCCTGCGTGAACTCAGGGTACTCAGTGCCGCCGAGCCGGTGACTGATGTAGAAGGGGCGGCGGGCGAGGAACTCTGCGACCAGGTCACGCGCCGCGCCGGGCGCGCCTGCTGTGCGGGGTCGCAGGGGAATGTCGCCCCCGTCGCGTCGGCGGCGATACAGTCGGCCAGTCACATCCCCGCCGTCACGGCGACGCACCTTGAGTACACGGCCCGCCGGGAGGTTTTCGACGGCGTCACGCATTAGGAATCACCACCTGCACGCCCGCGCCGTTCGAGGTCTGCGTATTCGGGTAGGTGACCGTGAGGTCGCCCGCCTGCGCGGTGCGGCGCGCAACGAGCACGGTCTGCAAGTTGTTGCCCTCCTGCGCCGCGAACTCGAGGCGCTCCCAGCCCCGGCTGACGGTGACCTGGTCGGCTGTTTCTGGCGCCGTCGTGCGTTCAAACGCAAGGCCGATGGTGAGGCCGGTGGTCGCGGGCACCTCGGGCGCCGTGCAGGTGCCGGCCTCGACGGGTTCGGCCTGGCGCTTCTTGACCTTGCCGACAACGGGCGTGCCGCCGCCGCGGGTGGTGACGGCTGCCCAGGCGGCCTCGACGGGCTGAGACGTGCGCACCGTCAGCTCGGGCGCCCAGGGGCCGACGGCGACCGTGAAACGCATGGTTCCGATCCAGTAGGGCTCGACGAGTGTCTCGAAACCGGTGGGGAAGGTGAAGGTCTGGCCGTTGACGGCCTTCGTGTTGACGGCGATCACCGTACGGTCGCCCGCCTTGCCGTCGGTGTGGACGGCGATCGTATCGCCGATATGCTGGCCCGAAGCGTGGGCAACCAGGGTCGGGCCCGCCGCCGGGTTCGGCTTCGTTTCGCCGTGATCGTCGTGGCCGGGCGCGTCGGCCTGCTCCGTGAGCAGATAGACAGTGCCGTCGGGGAGGGCTTCGGCTTCGGCGCGCGTGTTGACGATCTTGATGTCGGCGAGGGTGAGGGGCTTGCCCTGCTCGTCGACGAGTGGCGTCCCGCCGGGGCCAGGGGCCGGCGCGTCGGGGGTGGGCGTGGCGGTGAGGAGGTCGCCGAGCGTCATGGTCTGCCCGTCGGTGAGGGTCACGTCCCGTTCGGCGAGGAGGCCGGTAGGGGACGCGACGGACACGACGTAACGGCCAGGCCGTAGTTCGGCGGTGACGTGCCCGTCGTCGCCCTCGCTTGCGACCGAGCCGGGGACGATGAGGTCACCGTCCGGGGTTCGCGTAGGATTGGGGTTCGGGGTAGCGGTGATCGTGACGGTGACGGGCTGGCCTGTCGGCGACTTGACGTGGCCCTTGATGGTGGCTGTCATGAGGTGGTGTCCTGACTGTGTAGCTGGGCGGTGCATGGGTGCCCCGCCGCCCACGCCGCGCGCCTCGGGGGTCGTCGCGGCGCGGGGGCGGGTTACTTGGTGTCGCGCGCTTCTAGTGCCTCGATCCGCCTGTAGATCGCGCTGTGCGCGTCGTGAGCATGAGAGTCGATCTGCTGCTGCGCGGCCTCGCGCGCGGCGCGCTCACCGTGGAGCTCGGCGGCCATACGCTCGCCTCGCCCGTCGATGCGGTCGATGCGGGCCTTCAAGTCCGACAGGCTGTCGCCGTGGCTGTCGAGCGTGGCTGCGACGCGTTCAACCGCTTCGCCGACTGCCTTCACGGTGTCGCGCACGGTGTCCAGGTCGTCGCGGATGTTCGTCGCGTGGTCATTGCTGACCTGAGCGTCGGCGGACTGGGCGGCGGCCTTCGCCTCCTCAGCGGCGCGGGTCGCCCGCTGAAGGTGCGACTCCATGCTGTTTTTCAGGCGAGTGAAGCCGACGGCGGCGGCGCCGCCCAGACCGGCGATCAGGACGGCGACCAGGCCGTTAAGGGCCTCGATGACCTTCGGGTCCGAGAGGAGGTGGGTCACTGGGCACGTTCACCGCCCGAGCCACGGGTCGCGTCACGGGATGCCAGGAAAGCGTTAAGGTTGGTGTACTTGCGCACTTCGTCCACGGTTTCGCCGCCGGGCGTGATGGCGCCCGCCCAATCAATGATCGAAGCGCCGTTGATCTTGACGGCGGAAAGCACCTGGAACACAGACCAGGCGACGCCCAGGAACACGGACGCTTGGGCGACGAACAGTTGCCAGGTTGCCGGGTAGGAACCCGAGACCCAGACGGCCAGGGAGACGACGACCGCGACCGCCGCGAGCAGCACCTTACGGCGCGCCGGGGTCCAGTACGGGCGGTCGAGCGCCGCCTGCACGACAGGCCAGATGAGGCCAACGACGACCGTCACCAGGAAAGGATCGGACTGTAGACCGAGGAGGAGCTGGTTCACGATCAGGCCTCCTTCTTGGTGGCGTCGAGGACGCGCTGCACGGCTGCGTCGATGTCCTCACGCACGCCGCCGCGAATGGCGGCGACGGCGGCGTTGTGGCGCTCCCATGCCTGACGCACGAGCAGGTTGTAAAAGTCCCACTCGACGACGCGGGCCTCGCCCAGGAGGCGCTCGTAGGCGGTGCGTTCGCCGTAGGTGTTGTCGATGGCGCGGGCGCCGCCCACGGTCGCGTGAATCAGGGCGTACGCCCATTCACCCCAGGGAGTCTTGGTCGTGATGATGTACATGTCGTCTCCAATCAGGTCAGGTGTGATAGCTGCGTGCGCGGGGGCCGCGCCCGAGGTCGTGGAAGTGGTGCCGTCGGCGGGTTCGGCGGGCGGTCGCAGGACGTGGGTCCACAGGCCGCGCGCCGTGTACGGGTGCGCATAGAAGTTGATGACGCGGGATTCGCCGCCGGTGTCGTCCCCGGCTCCGTCGCCCTCGGCGCTGCCCATGATGTCGCCCTGCCCGTCGATCCAGAGTTCGGCGAGCGTGTCGTTGCCGGTGTAGGCGGCGACGTGGCCGACGCCGCCCGAGGCGGCTTCGGACAGGAGGAGGTCGCCAGGGTAGAGGTTGTCTGCGTCGTTGCCGGTCTGCGCGTAGGGGATGACTGCCCAGCCGACGGCCTCGAGGCCCGCGCGCATGTCGCCCGTATAGGTCGCGTACCCGGTGGGTAGGCCGGCGCGGCGGGCGGCGGCGAGCGTCGAGGAGGAGCAGTCGGCCTCGGCGACCGCGCCGGGCACCGGGTCCGTCAAGGCGTCGATTGAGTGACGGTTCGGCTGGCTGTAGCCGACGTCGGCGACCGTGGTGTAGTAGGTCATCCAGGAGGCGAGGGCTTCGCCCTTCGTGGTCATGTGGGCTCCTATCAGTAGCCGGTGGCGTGGAATGTGAACGCGACGGCGGTGGCCACGTCGCGGTCGGGGAAGGTCAGGCGGAAACCTGTCGGGCCGAGTGTGTCAATCGCCCATCGGGTTGGGATGTGAGCGTTCACGTCTGCGTTCACCTGCCCGTACGCGAACGTCACGCCGACGTGGACGCAATCGTCAGGGAAACTAACCGGGAAGTTGATAAACGGGGTAACGCACCGCTTCGCCCCGGCGACGCCCTCGTACTGCGCAAACCCGGTCCACCGCCCGTGCTGTTCGACGCGCGGGGTCTGGGCGGGGACCGACGCCTTGCCGCCGACGACCCAGTTGCCCGCGGCGGCACCGTACGTGATGACGGGGGTTAGGCGAGTGAGTTCCCACTGGCCGCGCTGGTTCTTCCTGCCCTCGCACTTGTGGATGTGATTTGACATGTCAAAGTAGATTGGGCGTGCGGCGGTCGGTGGCTGCCCCGCTCGGGCGGCGGCGTTGCAGACGTTCACCGCCTCGTCGTAGGTATCAACGTGAATGATGTGGCTAATCGACCCAGCGGTTTTCGGCCAGGTCGCGAGGATGTCCTCGCCCGCTTCGGGTGTGCGGATGCGGTTCCACTGTTCGATGGTCAAGACGTTCTCCCTTACTGTCTCAGGTATGTGGCCGTGAATCTGTAGTCCTTGAGGGTGGCATAGGACTTCTGCGTTGATTGCAGGGCTATGCCGATTCGCTCGCCCTCAGCGCAGCGGATCATGCCTGACGTTCGGATGGTCATGTACTGGCCTGGACCGCCGGACCCGTACGCATACACAGACCCGAACGCGGAGGTCGGGGAATAGACGGCCCCTTTCGCGGCGTTCGCGACCGCAAGAAGAACCGTTCCATCCCACCCGTAGGACTTCACGGCGACCCACGCCTCGACCTGATACACGCCGGCCTTGGGGACCGTGACGGTCTGCCCACCGTCTGAGGACTTCCAGGTTCCGCCGGTTTCGACGAGCTTCCGACCGTTCGTTAGTAGCTGGAGGCGATTCCACACGTCGCCGTTGAAAACGGTCGATGAGACCTCGCCCGACGCCCAGCACAAGGCCGGCTTGTCCGCGAGCGCGTCCCACGGCATTTCAGTTACCAGGGTTCGGCGTCCGTTGATGGTCTGCCAGTACGCGAGGCCGGTCGGCGTGAGCGCCGCGTCATTACCCTTGCCGTCTGCGAGCTGAATCTGCACGGCCTGCGAGGTACGGGTCATGCTGATTCGGCTGGGCGCGGGGTCTGAGTATGCCTCGTCCCATCGGGTGAGGGTGAGGCGGATCGGCCATTGGCGGCCCGCCGGTGCGACGGTGAGCGGCCAGGTGGCGGTGACCCTGATTTGGCGCTGGTCGGTGGCCTCGAGGTCGCCGACGTTCAGGGTGAGTGTGCGGCTGGTGGCCTGGCTGGTGGAGGTTGCACTGACGACGGGGTCGCCGCCGATCAGGTACGTTGCCGTGACGGTCGCGCCGGCGGGTGCCTGCAGTGTGAGGGTCACGCGCAGGTCGCGCACGGCCTTGCCCGTGGTGGGCGTCTGGGTGGTTTCGACGTGCTCGGGCCCCCATGCGGGTCTGGCGATCTCAAACACGTTGTGCGCGCCTTGCCAGCGGGCGGTGGTCTCAGGGTTTACGCCGTTCGGGGCCCCTTGGGTGAAGTTGGCGCGCCAGATCATGAAGCTGTCGCCCCGCTGGGTGCGCGCGGTACCGACGCCACCGAGCACGAACTCCGAGCCCCTGAGCTGCGCGCCGCTAATCCATTTGCCGGTGATCCTGTCGGCGATCAACTCGCCAGGGATGACGGCGTTTTCGGCGCGAATCTTGTCGACGACCGTGAGGGTGTCGAACGCCGCGAGCTTGGCATATAGGGCCTCGCTGGCGACGATTTCGCGGGCGGTGACGGTGCCCGCCTTGATGCGGGAACCGTCGATAGGGCCGGCGTTGGCTTCGGCGATCTTCCTGGTGAGGTCGTCGCGGGTTTCCTCGATGGCGGCCTGCGCGCCTTGCAGGGCGGCGGATGCCTGGTTCGCGGCGTCGCGGGCGGCCTTCGCGGCCTCGCCCACGGGCACCGTCACAACGCCGGTCGGGGCGGTGACGGTTGGGGCGTGGGCGAGGGTCGCGGCGCCGGTGGTGTCGCGGTCCAGGCGCACGGGCGCGCCCTGCCAGGTAATGCCAGCGGTCGAGGGGACAACAACCGACGTGCCGGGCGGGGCGCCGTGTGGGGTGACCTCGACGAGGCCCGCCGCCGGGTCGACGATCCCCGTCACCGTGCCCTGCACAGGCCCCGTATGGGGTGCGGGCGTGCGGGCGGGGTTAAGGTCGAGCCAATCAGAGAGACTATCTAGCGTTGACACTTCCGTAAACCTCTAAATCAACGCGCATTTGCGCGGCCTCATCGGCTAAATCGATGGAATAGCCGTTCACTGTGCCGGTGATGACCTCACTGCCCGTCTCCACGCAAATCGAATCCCACAGTTCGATGCGGGGATCGGATACGAGGGCGAGGCTGCGCGTGCCACGGGCGGCGAGGGCCTTTGCCCGGTACGTTTCGGCGGCCTTCTGCACCGTGCCCTGCAAGTCGGTCATCTGCATTTCGCTGCGAGCGGTCACCACGCCGTAGACGGCGGGCTGGTAGGGCGCGTCGTACAGGGTTGCGATCCCGTCGTAGTGGGGTGCGTCGCCGCCGCCTTCCGGGGTTTCGCCGGTTGTGCCGACGAACCAGCGGTTGGGGCGGCGCTCAGCGCTTTTGCGGGCGGCCTCGATCAGGAGATCCCGGCCTGTGTAGGTCTCCGATGCGACCCCGACGCGCGGGTGCCACACGTGCAGGCACCCGTCGGGGCGTACCGTCCAGGCGAGCCCGTACGCGTCCGCGAGCTTCCCCATTGCCTCCGTACGGCTTGTGCCCCACTTGAAGGTGCGGGGGATCGGCTGGTCGCCGTCGTCCACGATGACCTGCAGGCCGCCCTCGTCTGGGTAGCCCGCGAGGCGCTGAAATTCGGACGATACGGTGGCGCCTCCGGGTGGGGATGAGGGCCAGTCCATCGGGTTTTTCTCGCACCGCTGTAGCAGGTCGTACGCGGTCACACTGACCCCGCCGGTGCTGGTTTCCTCCCACGCGTCGATCTGATACACGCCGATCTTCACGCGGGTGGTGGTGCCGCCGGTGGTGATCGTCTGCGTGACGTGAAGCCGCTGGCCGAAGTTATTCAGCGGGTCGGCGGGGTCACGGGGCACCCACCCATACGGGGCCTCGAGCGTGAGGCGCTCGCGGGGTGTGCGATCGGTCGACGCTTCGAGCTGTGCGCTGACGACGGGAATGTCGTCGGCCAGGACGCGCCCTGCGAGGACCGACGCGACGGACACGCTGATGGTGGTAGGTGCGGCGAGGGTCGCCGCGTTCGGGCCGCCCCTCATGGCATCCCCGCGAACTCACGCAGGAGCTCCACATAGGAGCGGGCGCGCCACGTAGATACCGCGTCCCACGCGCCCCACGTGACGACGGGCGTATTGAATGGGTTACCGTTTTGGTAGCCCGCGTATTCCGTCCATTTTGCGTTAAAGCGCTGGTGGCCTGTGTGCCCTACCCACGTGTGGGTAACGTCGGTGATGATGGCGGCGACTAGTGGGAGGTGGCCCGGGACGGGCGCGCCGGTCGCGAAAATGACGGGGGAGCGGCTTTGGAGAATACGCCACACGTCGTTTTCGCGTGTGGGATCGTAGACGATAAATTGTGTTTCCCCTGTTCGTAGGGGTGGGGTCGCTGGGTAACGGACGGCTCCGGTGTCCCATGTTTTCACGTTGCTTCGCCACGTGTGTAGCGTGGTGACGGGTTGCGCGCCGAGGCCGGGCACCTGGTTACCGTTGAGGTCCGTGACGATTTGCGTTCCCATAGTTCCGCCGTCACGGACCATGGTGACCGTGCGGGTGCCGATCCGGTATGTGGTGGGTACGCCGGGGGTCGCGAACGGGTCGCTAAAAGCGGTGGGTGCGCCGTGCGTGTCAGACGGGTTGATGAGCCGACCCTCGGCGTATATGGCGGCGTTCGTGTCGTCGCCGTCGAGGTAAAACGAGGGGAGGCCGGTGTGTTGGTGTATCCACGTCGTGACTGTCATAGGATGCTCCTGGCTACGCGCACCGCTTCCGTGCGCGCGAACGCTTGTACTTGTTCGCCGGTGAACGGGTTCGTTACGTAGGCGGTGACATGTACATTCGGGATTGTGGGGGCCGCGTTAGATGTAGGTGACCCGTTGGCGTACCAGTTAGCCCCGGCGGGGATGTACACGTCGCCGAAACGGCGTGCCACTTCGGCGAGGATGCTGCGGGAGCGGCCGCGTTTCGTGGACGCCAGGGGGATGTACGCTTCGCCTCCGGTCTCGGGCTCGGCCCACACTCGCCAGGCCCCGGCTGGCGCGATCTGCGCGACGTGGTTTTCCCCGCGGCGGCCGCCATTCGCGTAGAACTCAATGCCACCGTCCGCGTAGTAGTCGGTGACGCTGCCGTTCATGTTGGAACCGATCACCTTCTGAACGATGTTCATGACGATGTTCGACCCGTTCCACTTGCTGAAGATGGACTGTGCGACCGCTGACACGTTGTCCTTCCCTCGGATGGACATTGATGGGTCCATGCCGTTGATCGCGGCGACGGCGGCGTTCGCTTGGTTCATTGCGTACTGGTTGTTGCCGTCGATCGTGACGGTGCCCGTCGAGGAGTCAACGACGCCCAGGGACGCGAGGAGGGCGGCGACGGCCGGGTCGTCGTTGGCGTTAATCGTGTACGTTCCATCACTGTTTTGAGTGATGCCGATTGCCTGCATGAGCGAATCGATGGCCGGCGCGTTGTCCGCGTTGATCGTCATCAACCCGTCCTGGTTTGACCGGACGCTGTCAATGAACGACTGGACCGCTGCCGCGGCTTCGTCCGTGTCCGCATACGTCGTGATGTCGATGCGCGTCGACTCGACGCTGCTGAGGAGGCCAAGCTTCGTGATGAAGTCCTGTGTCTCCGCCGCACTCAACCCCAGTTGTGACGCCCACGACTCCCAGTAGGCGCGGTTGCTGGCGATCTTCGCGTTCAGCTCTTCCTGCGTGGCACCCGCGCTCTTCATTGCGTTGAGCTGGTCGTTCTGCGCCTGAACCGCGTCGCGGCTCGTTTCCATGAACTTCCGGTTCGACTGCTCGAACCAGTCGATCGACCCGCTCGCGTCACGAGACACGCTCGTCATGTCCGCGAACGTCGAGTTGAGTTTCTCGACAGCGTCGTGGGCGCGATAGTTGGCGTCCGTGAGGTTGCCTTGCGCGGCCGAGTAGGCGCGTAGCGCGTCGGCGGCGCGGTCGAGGATTGCCTGCTGCCGCTCAAACGCGACCGTGCTGTCTTCCGTCGCCGCAGCGAGCCGCTTGCTTTTCGCTACGCCTTCCTCAGTGGTGGATGCGAGTCCATCAAGTTTCCCCTTGAACTCGTCTACAGCGTTACCCGCTTTACGCACCACGTTGCCTTGACGATCATAGGTCGTCACCTCAGACTGATGGTTATCCGCGTACGCCTGAACAGTCTGATTAACGCGGTCGCGAGCACCCGCTTCACCCAGGAGAGCATTCGTCAGGTCACGCGCATTACCACCCATCTTCTGGTACTGCGCGATAAGCCCCTGCTCTTCCGCCTGCTTGGCGACCCACGCGCGGCTGTTCTCCGTGACCGCACCCGTCTCCTTGTCGAGCGTGTCCGCGAACTCCTGAGCCTTCCGGTTCGCCTCCGCTTTACGCTGGGCGTACGCGACGAGAACACCCACAAGAATGGTCAATCCCGCCGTGACGAGGCCGGCGGGGGACACGATGCCCGCCAGGGACGACCCCAGACCAGAGAACGACTGGCGGGCCGCATCAACTACGCCGGTCTTGGCTGCTTGCCCGATGAACAGGCTGATAGCCGAGCCGGCGGTCTGGATGGGGCCTGACAGGCTGGTGATCGTGGACACCAGTTGCGAGGCGGGGCCTCGTAGGGCGATGAACGCGGCTGCGGCGGCCAGGACAGGTGAAGGGAGTTGTAGGACAGCCGTCGCGAGCTGGAGGGCAACTGTGGCGAGAGGGACGAGTGCTGTCGCAGCGTCAGCGGCCAGCGTCACCAACGGGACAAGCTTCCCAACGAAGATGCCCAAGCCGCCGGCGACCTGCGTGAGGCTCGGGGAAAGCTCGGCAATGATCGTCATGCCGAGGTCGCCGATGGCTCGGGCGGCGTCAGCCAGAGCCGGGACAGCGGGCGTGAACCCGTTGACGAACGCTTGCCCGACCGCGCGCACCTGAGGGCTCGCGGCAGCGAGCGCAACCACTGCCACGAGCAGCGGGTTCACCGATGCCGCGAGGCCTCCGATGACGGGGATCGAACGTGCGCCAAGAGTCGTGAAAGCAGCGCCAAGTCCTGCGACGAGTGGCGCGTACTTGGTGAGCCTGTGCAGGTCAGCGACGAGCTGCGCCGTGTTGATCTTCGACACCCACACGTTGACCTGTTGCAGGCCGTGGGTGATCTTGTCGAAGCCACCGCCGCCAAGGTTCGTGAACGACTTGACGAGGTCGCGGACCTTCTTCTGGACCGACCGCAGCACGTCCGCGACGAGGTTGCCCCAGACGACCGCCTGACCGCCGCCCGTGGGGCTGATGAACGGCTCAGCGAGGTCGGCTCCCATGTCACGCCACGCGGCCTTGATGCGGTCGACAGCGCCGGACCACTGCTGCTTGACGAGGTCCGTGGTACCGCCGAACTTGGCTTGCATGCCGGTCGTGATGGCGTCGAGGGCGTCGTCGGCGCTGATCTTCCCGGCCGTGATGTCCTTCTTGATCTCCGCGGCTGTCTTGCCGAACGCTTGGCCGATGAGCTCGGCGGCGTTGATGCCGCGTTGCCCAAGCTGTAGGAGGTCTTGGCCCGTGATCTTCCCAGCGGCTTTGATCTGGGCGAGGACGAACGCGAGGTCCTGCAGGTTCTGGCTGGATCCTCCGGTGGCGGCGACCGCGTTTTGGAGGGCGTCGAGCATGGGGATCGTCTTTTCGACCTCCACGCCGAAGGCAAGGAGCTGTTGCTGCGCGGTGATGAACGCGGTTTTCGAGAACGGGCTCCGGGACGCCAGGTCGTTGAGCTTGCTCATTTGCTCGTTGACGGCCTGAGTGGATCCCAGGAGCGTCTTCAAGGCGGCGCGGCTGTTCTGCTGGAGCTTGTTGTAGCCGGCGCCGGCCTTGACGAGGCTGGCAATGACGCCGCCGGTGGCTGCGGCGGCGCCCGTGAACATTGTGGCGACCGTTTGCCCTGCCTGCTTGGCTGTGTTGGCGAGGCCGTGGGCTTTGCTTTCTGCCCTGTCCATGCCCGTCGTGAATTCGCGGTCGTTGAGGGTCAGGTAGAAAGCGAGCGTGCCGACGTCGAGAGCCACGGGGTTCCTTTCACTGGGTGAGGGCGGTGTGCGTGCGGGTGCCTGGCGTGGAAGCGCACGCGAGGATGAGGCTCCGTACCGGCGGCCAGGGGTCGCCTTGTGCGCGCCACTCGTGTAGGTGGAAGACCTCTGAGAGGTCGGCGATCACCGCGTCCCAGGCGGTGAAGATGCTCCACCAGGTGGCTCGCGCTTGTGGGCGCTGTGGGTCGCGTGGCGCCTTGTATTCGGCGTAGACGGGGGTGCCGTCCTCGCCGACTCCTATGGGGGCGCCTATGCCGTACGGCGCCCATTCTTCGAGGGTTTGCGGGTCCGGGCTTTTGGGGCCGCGTCCTTGAATGCCTGGTCGAGGGTGTTCTTCGCGTCTCGGCCTGCGGCGTCGATGGTGGCTAGGTATGCGGCGACGGCGGCTTCGCTTCCGCCGTTGGCCCAGTAGATGACGGCCGCGAATGCGGCGCTGTGGATGTAGGCGGGCGGGCACCCGTCTGCTTCAAGCGCCGTGATCTGGTCTGCCCCGAGGACGATGGGGGCGAGCTCGTCAAAGCTGGTGGGAATACCCTCGACCTCGCTGTCGGCGAGTGGGGGTTCGCCGGCGTCGATGCGGCGGGCTTGCTCGGCTTGCATGGCCTGGAAAGCCGTGATGAGTTTCCCGGCTTCGACGGTGGGGACGGGGCTGGTGATCTCCCAGTTGCCGCACGTCATCGTGAAAGGCTTGGGAAGAAAAGCGGTGAGGTTCATTCTGGGTCCTTGATCGTAGTTTGGCGTGGGGTGTGGGTGTGCCGGGGTCCTCACGTCCACTCAGAGGACCCCGGCACATGAGGGCGGGAGCGGGTCAGCCGGCGGCGTTCAGGGGGTTCTTGATCTTCTTGCGCGGCCCCTGACCGGTGACCGTGATGTTCCAGCCAGCTACATCATTCGTGCCGGTCTGGCTGCGCGTGATAGACACCGTTCCAACGCCCTCGTATGCGTCGTCCGGGTTGGCTTTCCCGTTCGCGGGCTTGTCGTACCACCGCACGTGAACGGTGGCCTTGTTACCGAGCACGTCGGGCTCAGTCGCGGCCTTAAAGGCCTCGACTTCGGGAAGGTACTTCCCGTCCGAAAGGCGCTGGTGCTGGATCTCGAGCGTGAGAGTCCAGGACTCACCGACCTTGATCGGGTGGTCGGCGCCGAGGTCGTCGTAGGTCTGTCCGTCCTGGGTCTTGGGCTCGGAGTTGGGTGCGATGGCCTTGGCGAATCGGACGCTCTGCCAGTTTCCCTGGGTGATTTCGATGTCGACGCCGAGTTCGTAGGAGAACCCGATCTCGGAGTTGGTGGGGGTCTTTGCGGGTTCAGGCATTGTTCATGACCTTTCAGTTTGTGATGTGGAGTTCGTAGTTGTCGCTGCGCTCGTCAAGACCAGACTGATCGGCGCCGAGCTGCAGGGCAGACAGGTGCGCGCACCGCGCGACACGGAGCCCACCCCACGTCTCGTGGTGCGCCCCGTGAAGAGCCGCGAGCGCCGCGTCAGCGAAGGGATCGGCGTCGTAAGGCGCGCGCGCCCTCACTTGGACCCGCGCCACCGTCACGTTGATGCCGGGTGTGATGGGCGGGTCGATCTGGTAGACGGTGACGGCGAGCGCCGTTTCCGGTGTGGCTTGCAGGCGTTTGGCGTACACGGGCGGGGGGCCGCCGGGCGTGAGCGTGTAGTCGCTGTCTTCGTCGGGCCAGTACGCGACGCCCGCTTGGGCGAGGCGCTCACACACCGCCCTGGTGATGTCCCGCATCGTGGGAATGTGCGTGGTCACTGGGCGGCTTTCCTCACTTCCGTGGCGATGATGGCTCGCATCGTGGCGTCCTCCTCGTGGGCGGGGCCTTCCAGGTACTTCGCCCGCCCACCCTTCGGGTGGCGCCATCCGAGTTCCTCGTGCTGCCGCGCCGCGTACGGCGTGTTGTAGGACACGGCGACGCGGGTGCCGCCATTGAGGACGGTCACTGCCGCCGACGCGCGGAGCGTGCCCTCATCGATGGGCGCGGCCTGCTGGGACACGCCTCGTAGGTGCTCAGCGGCGTGACGGAGACCGACTTCCGCAGCGAGAGCAGCGGCGCGGCTGACACGCCCGCCGGTCCACGTGAGTTCCGCGCCGCTCATTCGATGTTCCAGACATCGTGCGCGGGCAGAGGAAGCGGACCTGGGTCGCCGCGGCTGATGGACAGGACGCGGCCCGTGCGCCCGGAGGGCAGCGTCACGGTTGGCTCCTCGTCCAGGTTGATGGGGGTGCCGTGCGGGACGGCCACCTGGGCCGTCGACACGGTTTCCGCACCTGTCTTGTCGCGGACGAGTTTCTGGGTTTCCGACACGAACACCCCGGTAATGCGGGTGCCGTCCCCGTCGGGTTTGGGGCCATAGGGGGTGCGCCGCATCTTGTGCAGCGTGACCTCGTGAACCCCGTAGATCGCGAGAATGCCCCGGGTGCTCATTAGCCGACCACCAGTGGGGGCTGCGGGTTGAGGCCCGCGAGCCCGAGGATGAGGCGCGCCTCGAGGCACAAGGTCTCGGCGGCGCGCTCGCGGGCTTTGACGCGGGTGTCGGCGGTGTCGGCGTAGGTCATGGACGCTCCGAGAAGGCTACTGGATGCGACGACTTTCCCGGTTGTCTGAACGTTCTCAGCGCCGGGGGTGATGTCGTTTGCCGCCCAGTAGCGGGCTTGCGCGAACTCGGCGTCCTTTATGGCTTGCCTGTGTGCGGGCGTGGTTGCGGGCGGGCAGTCCTGCAGCCACTTGCGGACGAGTAGGTGGCTGAGGCGCGCGAGCGCCTCGTCGTCGTTGGCCAATTGCTTGCCGCCTTTCGTGTGGGGGTGGCCCCGTGGGAGGACCCTAGCCACGGGGCCACCCGGCTTGGCTGGGGCTATTCGCCCTGCTCGCCGGTGATGCCCTTGCGTGCCTTCCCGGCGGCTTCGGCTGCGAGTACGCGGTCTCGTTCCGGGTCTTCCGGGTCTAGGCCGTTGAGGTAGGTGGTGACCTCCTCAACGGTATGCTCGCCCGGGTTGAAGGCGGCGGGTGGTTCGCCTTCCTGGGGCTCGTGGACTGGCGTGTATCCCTGGCGGGTGAAGTAGGAGATGACGTTTTGGTCGTCTGTTTCTCCGAGTCCGTCGACGAATCGGACTCCGCCGACGACGCCCGTGTAGTTGGCGACTGGTGCTTGGAAGCGCATATTGTTCACCGGACCTTGATGTTGCGGAAGACCGCGGCGGCCTTCGTTGCCTTGAGGGCGACGCCGACGGGGCCGAGTTCGACCTCGCCGCGCTTGACGGCGCCGGCCTCGGTGAAGTCGGGGAGCCAGGTGCGGACGACGTGGCCGGTCGTGGTTGCGACGGCGTGGAAGCCGTCGAGGCCGACCCTGTACGCGTACAGGTCGGTGAGGCCAGTCACGCCGGACTGGGATCCGACGGTGCGAGTGGAGATGGGGATGATCGGGTCTGCGGACCCGGCCTTCTCGCCGGCGTCGACGAGGAGGATGTTCCCGTACATCTCGCGGGTGATGGGTCGCCCGTCAGCACCTGCGAGGCCGTCGACGGGAGACTTGGTGTACATGTTGGCGCGGCGGACGGCGGCGCGGATCCTTGCGAGGCCCGCGCGGTTTCCGACGATGACGGTGGGTGTTCCGTCGAGGAGGTCGAGGAACTCGTCGATCGCGTCGAGGGCCTTGTACTCGGCGCGGGCGTTGGTGTCGAAGTCGGTCCAGTCCGTGACCTTGTCCTTGCGGAACTCGGTCGTGGACCCGAGGAGGGCCTTGTCGAGGCCGTCGAAGCCGTTGGCGTCGACTCCGGTGTCCCCGTTGAGAACGAGGTCCTGGAACTTCGCGGTCGTGGCCTTGATGATCTGCGCCATGTTGACGCTGACCGCGCCGGATGCGTTGGGGCCGAGCTGGGCAAGGACGCGGTCCACGGAGAACGACGCACCGATGGGGGCGAGGGTCGTGGTGTGGAGGGTCGTGGTGACGGCCTGGTCCGTGTACTCGGTGTTGTAGGCGCGGGTGGAGGCGGTCGCCTGGGTGGCGAGGCGCCGGTATCCGTAGGTGAGGGTGGCGCCCCCGCCTGCGGGGTTGACGGCGGTGTCGAAGATGAGGGAGTCCAGGATCGCGGATTCCTTGCGGAACTCGTCGATGACGGCGAGGTCCAGGTCCGTGGTCATGTTTTTCTTGGACTCTTCAATGCTGATGGGCATTGTTCGTTTCCTTTCGGGTTACTTGCCAGCGAGTGCGCGGGCAACAGCCTGGTTGAGGCTGGTGGATTGCGGGGTTGTTTCCCCGCTCCCGGCGGGGTGGTCGATCGTGTTTGCGCCGCCCGCCCGGGGCGCGCGTGTGCCCGCGTACTGCGGGTGGTCTTTGACGAACGCCTTGACGGCGTCGGTGACGGCCTGCTGGTCGGTGATGTCCACGTCCGCGAGGGCCTTGTGGAAGCGCGTGCTGTCGGTGAGCATGTCCGGGTCTGCGATTCCCTGAGCGGCGCGGTAGACGGCGAGCGCGGCCTGGGCGCTGCGTTTCGCGTCCTGCTCGGCAGCGAGCTGCCGGGTGAGGTCGTCCGGTGTGGGGGTGTCGTCCTCGTCCTTGATGAGGCCGAGTGCCTTCCCGATCTGCTGGACGAGGCTTGCTTGGGCGTCGTCGGCGGCCTTCTGCTTGGCGGCGGTGCGGTCCTTGGCGTTCTCCTTGCGGAGGGCGCGGACCATGTTCTGTAGCTGTTCGGGGTCGGTGGGGAGGCCGTCGGAGGTCTTCGGCGTCTCCTGCTTCACGTCAGCGGCGTCGTTGGTCTGCTGGTTGGTCTGCGTTTCCGCCGGGTTCGGCGTCTCCTGCTTCACGTCAGCGGCGTCGGCGTTGGGGGTGGTGTTGTTCACGTGTCACTCCTGGTGATCGTGACCCTGGTGGGTCCTTGTTTCGGGGTTCTGGGGGGCCGCCGGTAACCGCTCTGCTTACGGATCTGCTCGCGTTCGGGCTTGCGGCGGAGCTTCGGGTGATCGGCGACGAGTCGGCGTATATCCGTTCGCGCCTGGTTGATGGCTTGCTGCGCCTCCTGGTACTCACGGTCGGCGGGGAGCGTGACTGCTTGGATGCGCTTCTGCTTGCGGATTTCGCGCTCGAGGGCGCGTTGGTGCTGGGACGCCTCGTAGGTTTCCTGGTCGCCGTCCCGTGGGGCTGCCGTAGTGGCGGGCGTGGAGGCGCCGGGCAGGTAGAGCGCTTCGCTGTGCCCGCAGTTCGGGTGGTGGAGCCCTTGGCTGCGGGCGTGGTCGATGGTGGCGGACACGTAGACGCGGACCGTGGCGTCCGGGTCGGTGGCGCTGGGGAGCGTGTGCCATCCCCTCGGGTGGGCTCCGGTGAGGGAGAGGACCGTGCCTTGCCAGGGGGCGCATAGGGGGCACGTGTAGCCGTGGCCGGTGACCATCACGAGGTCTTCGCCCGCCGCTGTGAGGGTTTGTTCGTATCCCCAACGGTGGGCGTTGAGTGTGCCGGTGCGGACGGCCATTTCGGTGTAGGCGTCGAGTGTCCAGTTGCGGCCTGCTCGGTCGGTGAACCCTGTGACGCCTCGGGCCGCGAAGTCGGTGAGGGCGTCGCGTAGAGCTTGCCTGGTGGTGGTGGCGCCGGCGACGGTTGTGGCGACGGGGGTGGTGAGGGCGCTGCGGTACACGTCGTCGGCGTCGCGGAGGATGACTGCGGGGATCGCGGTCAGCGCGGTGAGCGTGTCGGCTGCGACCCCGCCGAGGGCGGCGAGGGTTTGCTGCGGGGGCATCCACTCGCCTGGCCGGTTGGCGTACAGGTCCGTGAGGTCCCGTTCGGCTTGCCCCTGGCCGGCGGCGCGCGCCTGGTCAAGCACCCATTGGGCGCGGGCGAGCACGGCCTCCCAGTCGTCGCCGAGTTGCCGGGCGAGGTGCGCGCGGAGGGACGACCAATACGCGAACTGGGTGGTGTCGTACCAGGGGCTTCCCCCAGTGGTGAGGATGCTCCTGGCCATTGTGGCGAGGAACCGTGTTTGCGCGGCTTCGACGAGGTCAAGGATCTGTCGGGCGTACTCGATGGCGAGATCGGTGGGGTCCACGCCCTGCTCCTAACTAGTCCTCGTCTTCGGCGTCGTGCTGGTGGGTGTTGGGTCGCCACTGCGCGGGGTCGGTGAGGGGGTGGGCGGCTTGGATGCGGGCCACTTCCTCATCGACTTGGGTCTTGTCCCAGTCGGGGTGTGCCATTTGCACGCCGGTTTCGACGCTGAGGAGTTGCGCGGCGCGGAGGGTTTGCACGGTTTGCGCGTTGTCCTCCGTGGTGTTCTGCACGAACGGCGGGAAGTTGACCGTGAGGTCGGTGGGGTCCAGGCCGGGCGCGGCGAACACCGCTTGGTCGACCGTGAGCATCTTGATGATGAGGGCTTGCACGGCGGGCTTTTCGAGGCGGATCTTGCGGCCCCGCGTGGTTGCGGTCTTGGCTTGGCGGGCGCGGACCTCGGTGGCGGTGATGTCGCTGTCTCCCGTGTCCGCGAAGGACGCTTGGGAGTAGCGTGCGCCGTGGAAGATCTGCGCCATGAGTTCGTTCGCGGTGGCCTGGTGTTCGGCGTACCGGATGTTGAACTGCTGGGGGTGGATGGGTACCTGGTCGGCCATGCTCCCGGCGATTCCGTCGAGGGGCGCGAAGATCTCCTGGTCGAGGTCGAACGTGGTATGGGTGTTGCCGTCCTTGTCGGGGCGGCTTTGGGTGAGCATGTCGCGGTCGACGAAGATACGGGCTTTGGCGAGCCTAATGTCTCGCATCCATGCGGAGTAGGTTTCGTCGAGGGCGTCCATGAGGGGTTCGATGCCGTCGAGGTCGCTGCGGCCGAGGTTGCGTGCGGTGGGGTGGGTGCGCCACCTGATTTGGGGGGTGACGTTGGGGATGTAGGCGACGGGCAGACCGCGGGTTATGCCGGTGGTGACGTAGCCGTCGGGGCCGACCATGTTGGCGAGTGGCGTGGTGGCGGGGTGTTCGGCGAGGCTGCGCATGATGCCGAGGTTGTCGGGGGTGCCTTCGTAGACGCCGTGGTAGGTGAGGCCGAGGCCGTCGGGGGTGAGTTCGTGGCGTTCGAGGTGGCGCCACGTGGTGTTTCCGGTTTGTTCGATGACGGTCCAGAAGGTGACTGCGGTGAGGCGTCCCCACCTGAATTCGGGGATGGCGTGGTCGGCGTCGACGGTGGTGAGGAAGGGGCGGTCGGCGACGGTTGGGTCCCAGGTGACGCGGTGGTAGCGTCCGCCGAGGGCGGCGCCGGTTTCGGCTCCGGTAAGGAGCGCTTCGAGGAGGCCGTCGTCCTTGTAGCGCTCGATCTGCTGGTTCGTGGTCTCGTTGGGGGTGGTGATGGTGGGGGGTGTGGAGTAGAGGAAGTCGGCGCTGCTGGCGCACAGGTCGGCGGCGACGGGGATGTGGAGATCGCCGCGGCTGGGACGGTTGGCGGCGGCGTTGGTGGTGCGGCCCCAGAAGAAGCGCTGCACGAAGCCGATGAGGCCGCGCCGGTGGGGCGTGTGGGTTTCGGCGTGGTAGGTGTTCCACAGGGCTTGGGTGTCGCCGGACCACCAGGCGGCCCATTCACTGGTTTTCTGGGTGATGGGTTGCCATTCCCGTGGGGGCCAAGGGGTGTTGCTGGCGGGGAGGGGCATCGTGGCTCCTATGCGGTGTTGATGAGGTGACGCCAGAGGCGCTCGGTGGTGGAGAGGGCGTAGCGGGCGGCGTCGAGGCTGTGGTCGTTGGTTTTGATGGGGCGGTCTTCGCCCGCCTTCTGGGCTTTGGGGTCCCAGCTATAGCCGGGGGCTTCGTTGATGAGGCCGGTGCATCGGCTGCTGATGTGGAGCCAGCCGTTGGCGAGGCCGTTGGCCATGAGGCGGATGCCGTAGAGGACGTCGTTATTGGCGTCGGTGAGGCCCCAGGCGCCGTCTTGGCGGAGTTGGACTTTGAAGGATGCGGCTGCGGGGTCGACGATGATGCGGCGTGGGGTGGTGTCGAGGTGGGGGGCGTGGGTGGTGGTGCGGAGCCAGTGGAGGATGGCTTGTGATTGTTCGGCGTCGGTCCAGGTTCCGTGTCCTCGGTTGGTTTGGTCGAGGCGCCATTCGTCGACGAGGTAGAGGTGGTGGTCTTCGCCGAGGCAGAGGATGACGGCGCTGGTGGGGTTTTGTGTGCCGTAGTCGATGCCGGTGGCGTAGCAGTCGATCATGCGGGGGAGTTGGTCCCAGGGGGTGATGTGTTTGTGGGGGTCCCACATGTCGTAGATTGCGCCTTCGGCACTGACCCATTCGCCTTGTATGAATCGCCGGTACCAGAGGCCCGTGAACTCTTTCTTTTTGGCGGCGACGTATTCGGGGGTGAGGCCGGGGTTGTCGTCCATGGTGAAGTGCCAGAAGCCCCAGCCGTCGAGTTCGTTGATGCGGTCGATGTAGTTGGTTTTGAGCCAGTGGGCGGGGCTGTCTGGGTTGGTGGTGGCGAAGAGGCGGGCGCCGGGGATGGAGAGGCGTCCGAGGAGTTGAACGAAGAAGGCTTCGGGGAGGAGGGTTGCTTCGTCGACGTAGGCTCCGGCGAGGGTGAGGCCGCGTACTTTGGATTCGGCTTGTGCGTCGTTGGCGCCTATGATCCACACGGGGCGGCCCATGATGTGGACTCTGTCGGAGCCCATGCTGTAGGCGCCGATGCCTTTGGGGGCGATCATGCCGATAACGTCGAGGATGTTTCGGATGATCGTTGTGTGGGTTTTCCCGATGATGGCGATTGGGCCTTGGGGGGCGTGGTTGCCGATCCAGTCGAGGAAGGCGAACAGGCTGATGATGGTTTTCCCCGAGCGGATTGCGCCGTCCCAGAGGGTGAACCTGTCGCGTGTTGTGGAGGATTGCCAGCTATGGATCTGTTTGGCTGACAGTTCCACGTGCGTCTACTCCTGTTCTGTGAGGCGCTGGAGGCTGGTTTGGAGGACTTGGGCGAGCATGCCCGCCGTTTCCTGAGCGCCGTCCTTCTCGCGGGGTGATTCAACGCCGTGGAGGCGTTCAATGCGGGCCATGACGGCGAGGACGCGGTCGGTAGCGGCGGGGTCGCCTTGGAGGGCGGCGCCGTAGTGGGCGGAGAGGAGTTCGTCGTAGCGGGCGAGCTCCATGGTGAGAACTTGCTCGGCGTTCTCGCGGGTGAGTTCTTGGAGGGCGTCTTTGACGTACTCGCTCGCGGTGGACACGCTGATGTGCATCTCGCGGGCGATCTCGCGGTAGGTTGCTCCGCCGAGCCTGTAGGTGAGGGCTTCGTTCATGCGTTCGCGGCGGTGGGCGGCGCGGCGCGTGTCGGACGCGCGCTGTGTTCGTTTACCCATTTGTTCGAGGCTCCCGGTCTCTTCTCTGGTGGGGCCGCTCCTGGCGGCCGGGCGGCGCGCCCGCACCCAGGGGTTGGTTCCGCCTGGGTGCGAGGCGGGCTCTCGAGGTCAGGAACCGCTGGTGCGGCCCCTCGAGGTTGAGGTGCTTCGACGACTGAACCGAGAGCGCACGGCGTTGACGACGCGGCGGAATGCTCCTCGCACGGTGTCACCCCCTTTCGTCGGGTGGGCACAGTGAAACCCCGGCACCCACTAAGGGGTCCCGGGGTTCCGCTGGCGGCGGGCTTAGTAGTCGACGCCGATGGCGGCGGCGAGCTGATCGCCGGTCATGTACTTGTCGGGCGCTGCGCGACCGGTGAGGCCGATCGCCCGCAGGAAGCGTTCCTTGTCTGCGCGGCTGGGGAAGCTGACGGCGAACCAGTGCTCGCTGTCGGTGGCCGCGATGAAGCGTTTCTGCTCGTTGGCGGCGCGCTCGCGGTACCCCTGTTCGAGGGCGGTCAGCTCGCGGCGACTGTCTTCCTCGAGGTTGCCGGTGTACTCGACGGCGGCGAGGGGGTCGGGGGTGGGGTCGCTGGGCTTTTCGCGGCGGAGGGGCCGCTTGGGTTTGCGGGCAGCCCCTGCTTTGGGGCCGCGTGCGACGATTGCCATAGGGGGTCCTTACTTGAGGAGTTGGGTGTCTGCGAGGGGGAACCAGTCGAGGACTCGCTGGTAGTCCTCGGGCGCGTGGTCCCTGAGTGGTTCGAGGAAGCGACGGTCGATGCCATCGAACGACCTGCCGAACCACTCATAGTCGACGGGTAGCGGGATGCCCGCGCTGTTGATGGAGTCCATGACTTCGTGCTTCTGCCAGTCGTAGATCGGGCTGACCTTTCGGCTGCCTAGTTTCATGGCTCCGTGGCGGGTGAAGCTGGCGCGGCGGACGATGCTGTCGGCTGCGCGGACGCCGTCGGCGACCCAGGTGTCGTCTGGGAGGCCGAGGTCGGTGCGGATGAGCTGCCAGAGCTGCGCATAGTCCACATTGGGGAGTTGCGCAGCTTCAATGACTGCGAGGCGCTCGGGTGGCTGGTAGACGTAGTTGTTGAGCCACCTGTAGAGGCTGGGGTGCGGGTAGCAGTGGATCTGCTGCCCGAAAGCGTCTTCGAGGGCGTGGAGGGTGTCCTCAATGAACCGGAGGGTGGTTCGCCCCTGACTGCCGGGGATGTAGTACATGTAGGCGAGGCTTGTTTCGATGCCTGCCTCGCGGAGGGCGAGGTTGGTGGCGATCGCGTCTTTGCCGAGGCTCATGGCGACGAGGACTGGCCTGGCTTCGGCTTTGAGGCGCTCGCGGATCTCGGTGGAGGGGGGTTGGCCTTTGACGACTGTGGTCATGCGCCCCTCCTTTGTTGTCGGGTGTCCATACACACCACTATACTCACCTATTTACATTTGTCAACTTATGACGCTCGGGACGGGGCGTTATTCAGCTTTATTCAGTAGGTTCACGGCGTAGCACTGTATAGTGCTGGGTATGGACCCTTTGACTGAACTCCGCGTCGTCGCTGCTGCGATCCGTGAGCGCGACGCTTTGATCGAGCGGCGCGGTGAGTTGATTGTCGCGGCTTACGAGGCGCGTGTCCCATGGGCGGACATTTGCCTGGCCACGGGGTTGACTCGGCAGGCGGCGTACAACGCCTACCAGCGAGCCATCAAGCGCCGGACGCGCGAGTGATCACTTCTTGGTGATCACTTCTTGGTGAGCACGTAGTCAACCTGGCCGGGCTTCCACTCGAGCAGGCCGCGCTTGTGCTCGCTGATGATGACCCACCCGTCGGCGACGAGGGCGGCGAGTTTCCGCGCGCCGCTCTTCGTGCGGATGTCGAGGGTGATGCGTTTTGTGCGGGGCATCGTTGCTCCTAGCGTTGCGGGTGGTGCTGTCAACACGAGAGTAGCACGCGCGTCAAGCGCGGGACGCACTTCACCCACTCCATGTGTGACAGTATCACAATTTGCTTGTCGTTGCTACTTGATTGCGTATGCCGCCGCCCGGCGCGCTATGTTTTCGACGACCAGACCGGGGAGCGGTTCGGGCACATGGTTGATCTTGCACTTGCGCCGCCACTCGATGGTGCCGTCCGCGCGCACCCAGACGATGCCGATTGATGAGTCAATGACTGGTGATGTGTCGATGAGGCCTTCGGGCACGGCGTACAAGAATCGGTGTGTGACGCGTTTCCAGGGGCGAATCTTCGCCCAGGTTTCGCGCTTCGCGTCAGCCCTGTCGACCTTGATTTCGATTGCTGTCCTGATCTGTTTGTCGATCATGAGCGCGTCAATGCGACGGACCAGCGAGTCATGCCCGTCTGGGTTGTCCAGGTTGGCGTAAGCGTATTCGTCTCTGATTTCCAGCTCGGGGACAATCGCAGCGGACGGCCAGGCCTTGCGCAGGGCGTTCAGGATGTCGTCGGCGTTCATGCCGCGCCTTGCTCTTTGTCGAGGCGGTCGTGGACGGCGCGCACCTGGTAGAGGGGGCCGGGCTGGGTTGGCACGTGGCCTCGGTGCGCCCACTGCCTGAGCCGGTCGTGGGAGAGGGTGGGGAAGGCGCTGTGCAGGGTTGTCCAGTCCACATAGATTGCCGGGTTCCTGGTGTTTCGGAGTACGTCGTTCAGGGCTACTTTTCGGGTCATTTCTTGGTCGTCCTTGTCTTGGTACCACCTGTCGCAGCGTTCGCAGGAGCCGTGTTCGGGGATACCGTGAGGGGTGGGGTCTGTGGTGATGCTGCCCCCACAGTGGGGGCAGGTGCCGATGGTGGCGGGGGTGTGTCCGGTCGCGCGTGCGAGGATGCGCCACGTGTCGGTGATGGTCTCGTCGAGCGCCTCCCAGTCGGCGGCGTGGTCCTGCGCCCACGTGACGGTGCCGATCAGGTAGGGGAGCGTGGACCGGCGGGCGGGCGCGGGCTCGTGGCGTTCGTTGGCGAGTTGCATTGCCCAGGGGTGGAGGATGTCGAGAACCCCGGCGCTGGTGCGGATGCCGGCGGGGCCGTCGTCGGTGGTGTCGAGGATGGCGGCGAGGCGGTAGGGGAGACCCGCGCCGTTGCCGCTGTGGCCGCCCGAGGTGGGGCGGGGTGAGTGCAGGCCGGTCGCGGTGTGCGCAGCATCGTCGAGGCCGGGTAGCCATGCGGCGATCTGTGCGAGCATCTGCGTGGGGGTGGGGGGCATTGGCGGGGGTCTCCCTTCCGATTTTAGAGGGGT